CGGCGCATCATTGACCGGGTGCTGCACCTTAATCCCATGGCCCGGATCTACGGGGTGACAGCAACGCCCAACCGCGGTGATCGCAAGGGGCTGCGCGACATTTTCACCAATGTCGCTGACCAGATCCGCATCGGCGAGCTGATCGAATCCGGCCATCTCGTTCGCCCGCGCACTTTCGTCATCGACGTGGGCGTGCGTGAAGAGCTGGATAAGGTTCGCAAGACGGCCTCTGACTTCGACATGAGCGCGGTTGATGCGATCATGAACAAGGAGCCGGTCACCGATCAGGTGATCGCGCACTGGAAGGAGCACGCGGGCGACCGGCAGACGGTCGTGTTCTGCTCGACCGTCGACCATGCGTTCAATGTCGCAGCTGCGTTTCGCCTGCACGGCGTTGCGACGATTGTCGTCCATGGCGAGATGGCGGAAGCCGAACGCCGCCGCTTGCTTGCCACCTATGATGCGGGCGAGGCGCAGGTGGTGGTCAATGTCGCGGTACTGACCGAGGGGTGGGACCATCCGCCGACCTCATGCGTGGTTCTGCTGCGCCCCAGCTCGTTCAAGTCGACGATGATCCAGATGGTCGGCCGCGGGCTCAGGATCGTGAACCCGGAAGAATATCCCGGGGTGGTCAAGACCGACTGCGTCGTGCTCGACTTCGGCACCTCGACGCTGCTTCACGGCACGCTTGATCAGGATGTCGACCTTGAGGGCTACGTCGGTGAGGACAAGGAATGTCCCGAGTGCGGGGCCATGGTTCCGCACGGCACCAACGAATGTCCGCTCTGCGCCTGTCTTCTGCCGGTTCAGGAGCGAATGGAAGGGGAAGGCGAAGCAGGCGCCAGGCAGTCCGGCCAGCTTGACAGCTTCATCATGACCGAGATCGATCTTCTCGGCCGATCAAACTTCCAGTGGGTCGATGTTTTCGGCGACGAGGCGGCCTTTGTCGCCAGCGGATTTCATGCCTGGAGCGGGGCGTTCTTCCTCGAGGGGCGCTGGTACGCGGTGGGCGGGCGCTCGAAGCGCAATCCGCACTTGCTGGCGATTGGCGAGCGCAGCGTGTGCCTTGCCGCGGCAGACGATTGGCTCAACGAATACGAGACCGACGAAAGCGCGCACAAGACGCGTGGCTGGCTTCGCCAACCCCCGAGCGATCGGCAACTGGCCTACCTGCCGCCTGAGTATCGTAACGACTTCGGGCTCACCCGGTATCACGCCTCCGCGCTTCTCTCGGTCCGCTTCAACCAGGAGGCCATTCGCCGCCTGATCCGCGGGGCTGAGCCGCACCTCCTCCCGCTTGCCGCGTGATGGAAGCGGTTCATGCAATCCGGTTCCCCAGCCGATCTCACAGCCGAAGCGCGTCTGCGCCGCTGGCATCCGCGCGCAGTGCTCTGCGCCATCTGCCGGTGCCCGGCGTCAGGCTTCGGCTGGCTGGGTCCCCAACAAACCCAACACTCCGGGCCTGACGTCTGGTTCTGCTCGATGAGCTGCCAGAGCTTCTTCCACGCCCGCGCACGAAAGGTGCCTGATATGGTTGATCTTACCCCTCTCGAAAATGCTGCCATCGAGGCCGGAATCGAGCCGGTCGCACGGATGCTGGATGGCATCGGCTGGCATGTGCCGCCTGCTGCCTGGACCCGTGACCAGATGCTCGGGCTCATCCTGGCCGGGATCGAAGGGTTCCAGGAATCGATGCGCGTGGCCGCCGTCCAGCCGGCACAAGTCACCGCCTCGGACTGTCCATTCTGATGCTGGACTTCAACCACCGCCAGACATTCGCCGATCGCCTCAACGCGCTGGTCGACGAGAGCCTCGTTGCCGACAATGCCACTCGAAGCCCCCGGGATTATCTTGGCGGCTCGCGGGTGGGTGTGGCCTGCGAACGCGCGCTCCAGTTCGAGTTTACGGCCACCCCGAAGGACGCAGGCGGCGACTTCTCGGGCCGGACCTTGCGCATCTTTGCGATCGGCCATGCGCTAGAAGATCTGGCGATTGCCTGGCTGCGCAGCGCCGGGATCGAGATTTTCACCCGCAAGGGCAATCGCCCGGACGGGGAGCAATTTGGGTTCTCGGCTGCTGGCGGGCGTTTGCGCGGCCATGTCGACGGCATCATCACCCAGGCCCCGGAAGCACTCGGGTTGGGATCGCCTGCACTCTGGGAGTGCAAGACCATGAACGCCAAGAACTGGCGTTCGTGCGTCAAGGAGGGCGTGGTCAAATCCAAGCCGGTCTATGCAGCGCAGATCGCGCTCTATCAGGCCTATATGGAAGCCAGCGTTCCGGGCATCTCGGCCGCGCCTGCGCTGTTCACCGCGATCAACAAGGATACGGCCGAACTTCACCATGAGTTGGTGCCGTTCGATCCCGACCTGGCTCAGCGCATGAGCGATAAGGCCGTGCGGATCCTGCAGGCGACAGATGCCGGTGAACTGCTGCCGCGCATGGCCAACAATCCCGACTTCTTCGAGTGCCGGTTCTGCGCGTGGGCCACCCGTTGCTGGGAGATACCCCGGTGAGCGACGATACCATTATTCACTTCAATCCCTGGCGAGATTTTAACGATGCCAGGTCGCTTGAGGAGCTCTACCTCGAACCCGACCGCGCGCAGATCGAAGCCTTTCTCGATGTTGTCTTCGACTATTGCGACGGCCTGATTCCGGTCCGCAGCTTCGTCGAGAAGGGCCAGGGGCTTGAAGGCAAGCCTAACAATATCTGGATCGAGGCCGATGGCTCGGCCGCCGACAAGCTTGTCACCTTTGCCAACTGGGCCGGGCGCGAAGGCGCGGCCGTCTATGTGATCCCGGGCACGGTTGCCGAGAGCGGCCAGGCAAAGTCAGCCGATGTGGCGGCCATGCAGGCGATCGTGGTCGATATCGATACCGGCGATGTTGGCGGCAAGCTGGCTTACCTGACCCGGCACCTCGGCGAGCCCAGCCTTGTTGTCGAAAGCGGCGGGCGCACGGCAGAAGGCGCACAGAAGCTCCATGTCTGGTGGAAGCTGTCCGAGCCCGCCACCGGCAGCGATGTCGAGCAGGTCTGTGCGCTGCGCGGGTCGATCGCGGCCAAGGTTGCCGGCGATACGCATTTTCGTTCCGCCCACCAGCCGATCCGAGTGCCGGGCACCATCTACCACAAGGGCGGCAATCAGCGCCTGGTTCAGATCCTCCGGCACACCGAAGGCCGCGAGGTGGATCTGTCTGGTATGGCCGAGGCGGTTGCCGCCATGCCGGCCATGCCCGGGGTCGGCAGTGATACGGCGGCGCCAGATTCCAAGCCCTCGCTCAACGATGTCCTGACGACGCCGGTGCATGAAGGCGGCGCGGATGCCTGGTCCCGCTTCGAGGGCGCCAGTGCCGCCATCGGCCACTTCATCCGTCAGGTGCATGAGGGGCGGATCAGCCCCGATGAAGGCTGGGAGGCCATCTGCCAGTACAATGCCGCCATGTTGCGGCCCTGCTGGCCGACGGAGCGCCTGAAGGCGGAATCCGATCGGCTGTGGCGCCTCCATGTCGAACGCAATGGCCCGGCGCTGGTGCGCTTGGTGAGCGCGGTGCCTGCTTCAAGTGAGATGCCGGCCTTTACGCTGGGGGCATTGCTCGATGACACCAGTCCCATGCCGGCCGACATTATCGCGCCGCGGGTGCTGACGCCGGGTGGTATGCTGGTGCTGGGCGGTGCCCCCAAGGTCGGCAAGAGTGATCTTCAGATCACCTGGCTGGTTCACATGGCGGCAGGAGAACCCTTTCTCGGATTTACGCCCCCGCGTCCTTTACGCATCTTCTATCTCCAGGCCGAGATTCAGTATCACTACCTTCGCGAGCGCATGCAGCACATCGGGCTGCCGGCAGAACTGCTTCACGCGGCGCGCGATAATCTGGTCGCCACTCCAAAGCTGAGCATGTTGCTCGATGCTGACGGCAGCGCACGGGTGGCTGAGGCCATCAAGCGCGCTTTTCCGACCGAGCCGGTCGACATCATCTGCATCGATCCGATCCGCAACCTGTTTGACGGCGGGCCCGACGGCGGCGGCGAAAACGACAATGCCGCCATGATGTTTTTCCTGAAGAACCGGGTCGAGGCCCTGCGCGATCATATCAACCCGGACTGCGGTGTAATACTGGTCCATCACACCAAGAAGCTGTCAAAGCAGCAGGTCAAGGATGATCCCTTCCTTGCGCTCTCCGGCGCCAGCGCCTTGCGCGGATTCTACACAACCGGGTTGCTCCTGCATCGAACGGATGAAGAAAGCCCCGAGCGCCGCCTGGAAATCGAACTGCGCAACGGACCTGCATTGCGGGCCAAGCTGATCGACAAGGTCAAGGGGCAATGGGTCGAGCTCAATCCGATGAACGAGCGTCTTGTGCGCCGGGATGTGGGCGCCAAGCTTGATGCCGAACGCGTGCGCAAACACGACGTCATTCTCGGTATGCTGCTCGATGAGGCCGCGGAAAGCAGGCTCTACACCACCATGCAATTTGCCGAGGCCTTCGAAAACAAGGGAGGCCTTGGCGGCAAGAACTCAATCCGCGAACGGCTGAGTGTCTTGGCGACAAAGGGCTATGTGAAGTTCCTCCGCGATGGCGGGCCGTTTGGCTACCCGATGGTCCGTTCGCGGTATGGCTACCTGTGCGTGGAAGGGATGCAGTTCACCGCCTCTGGCGCCGTCGACGGCGAGACAGGCGAGGTGATTGATGAGCCGCGCGCGGTCCTGCCCAGTCACTACAAGTGCCCTCATTCAGGTGCCTGTCTCGATGTCGAGAACCCCTCGGTGTGGGTCTATCCAGCCGGGTCAGAGGATGCGCCAAGGCCTTCTGATTTGGGGTCAACTCCTCAGGAGTTTGGGTCAACTCCTAACTCCTCCTAACTCCTCAATTCAATAAATTCAGT